CTTCGCGCGTACGCCAGCCGGGGGGTGGTTGCGAACTCTCAATCCAAAATCACTATGACCGCGCAGCAGCTCAGCGGCACTTTTTTATTTTCAGAAATTCTGGACTTGATTTAAGTTTTGTCTAGCATGGCTGGAGTGGGCTGGTCATGCCATTGTTCGGTTACATCTGTAGGACTTGCGGGAAGCAAGCCGGCGGCCGGCGACGCAAGTGGTGCGACGAATGCACCAAAAAACGCGCAAACGAGCTAAACGTCGGAAGATATCGTAAAAAAGCGCACTGGACCGAAGGCCGCGCACAGAAAACATTTGCCTGCATTATTTGCGGCGGTTCGTTTTTGTCGTTTCAGGGCAAAGCTTCGCTTTGCAATCGGGAAGAATGCAGGGCTGCGCATTTGGCCGAACAAGGCGCTAAAGCCAAGGCCCTTACGAAGAAAAACGCTAAGTTTGCTTCGAAAGCTGATCGGCATAGATTTTACTTGTACAAGCGCCGATCAACCATTGCCGAGCGCGAGACTGAGCCATTTTCGGCAAAGGAAATCTTCGAGCGTGATCGCTGGACATGCGGGATATGCGGATTATCGGTTGATAAAAGCCTGGAATGGCCTCACCGATATAGCGCCTCGCTAGACCATATTATTCCGGTCAGCAGCGGCGGCGGCCATATCAAAGCAAACGTCCAGTGTTCGCACTTTCAGTGCAACATGAGAAAAAACAAACGCTTAAGGCGAGCAAGCTAGACATGGCGCAGGAACCTCACAAACCGACTGGCCGATTGCGGAAGAAGGTTTGCTTGCTCGTGGCCGCAGGAATGAGCGAACCCGAGGTCGCGACCGCGCTGAAGATAGCTCGCGAGACGTTGCGCAAGTACTACGCGGATGAACTGCTGAACGGGCGCGCGTCGTTCCGGCGTGAGCTATTGGAAATGTTAGAGACAGCGGCCCGTAAGGGCAGCGTTGCGGCGATGAAACATCTTGATTTGCGAACCTCGGGCGAAGCTGTTTCACAGCCGCCGACAGTCGGCAAAAAGATCGAACAGGCCAAAGCGGCCGCGACTGCCGGAGCTGGAACGGTCTGGGCTGAGATTATTCAAATGCCCAACGGACAGGCAAATTGACTTGGGACACTTCTTGCCCGGATTGGGAGAAACTTCTTTTAGCCGGCAAAGTCCCGATCGCGGATTTACCGCTATTTGCTGACGAGGCCGAAGACGGATTAACAGCCTATCGGGAGCTTAGATTACCCGACGTGCAAGGAACGCCAAAGCTCGGCGATGTTGGCGGTCCTTGGTTTGAACGCATCACAGCAGCGGTTTTTGGTAGCTACGACGTGGCGACGGATAGGCGCCTGATCCAAGAATTTTTCATTTTAGTTCCCAAGAAAAACGGCAAATCGACTTGCGCCGCCGGCATCATGGTGGCGGCGATCGTTCGCAATCGAAGACCCGACGCCGAATTTACTTTTCTTGCGCCGACCATAGAGGTCGCGGGCATTTCATTTCGCCAGGCGCGAGGCATTATTAAACTTGATCGGACCCTGACCAAACTTTTCCATATCCAGGATAACATTCGCCGCATTACGCGGCGCGATACCGGCGCTTATCTGCAGATCAAGGCGGCTGATGTTGATGTGGTGACGGGCTCGAAGCCGCTCGGCACCTTGGTGGATGAGACGCATGTGTTTGCGCAGAAGTCACATGCGTCGGACATTTTCATCGAGATGCGTGGCGCGCTAGCGGCGCGGCCGGACGGCTTTCTGATCCAGATCACGACGCAGTCAAAGGCGCCGCCGGCAGGTGTGTTCAAGACCGAGCTCGAGCGGGCGCGCGATGTGCGCGATGGCAAGCTGAAATTGCCGAAGCCGTTGCTGCCGGTGCTTTATGAATTGCCGAACCGGTTGGCGAAACATGGCGGCTGGAAGGACGAGAAATACTGGCCGCTGATCAATCCCAATTTGGGCCGCTCGGTCGATAAGGAGTTTTTGCAATCGTCGCTGATCGATGCCGAGCGCAAGGGGCCGGCCGAATTGGCGTTGTTTGCCAGTCAACACTTCAATGTGGAAATTGGCATGGCGTTGCGCTCCGATCGCTGGCCGGGATCAGAATTCTGGGAAAAGCAGACCAAGCCGGAGCTGACGCTCGATGTGCTGCTCGAGCGCAGCGAGGCGGTATGCGTCGGCATTGATGGCGGCGGCCTCGATGACCTGTTTGGCCTTGCGGTTGTGGGCCGTTGCCGCGAGACAAAGGATTGGCTGTGCTGGGCGCACGGTTGGTGCCATTCCGGCGTCTTGCAACGGCGGCAAACGATAGCGCCGACGCTGCAGGATTTCGCCCAGCGCGGCGAATTGACCATTGTCGACGACGAGCTGAGCGATATTTCGGAAATCATCGAGGTCATCGCTGACATCAAAGGCCGCGATTTATTGCGCGGTGTTGCTGTTGATCCGGCCGGGCTCGGCGAGTTCATCGATGCTCTGGCTGAGATCCGGGTGACGCCGGAGAACAAGCTCGTGGTCGGCGCGCCGCAGGGCTTTGGCATGATGAACGCGTTAAAGACAGCGGAGCGCAAGCTTGCCAATGGCACGCTGTGGCACGGCGACAATGCGCTGCTGGCGTGGTGCGTGGCCAACGTAAAGATTGAGCCGACGGCAACCGCGATCCGTGCCACCAAACAGAACGCCGGCGATCTCAAGATTGACGCGGCGATGGCGCTGTTCGACGCGGTATCACTGATGGTGCAGAACCCGCAGCGCGCGCCAGAGTACCAGATGATATTCGCTTAAGCGGAGGTCGCGAAATGACGCTCGGGCTTTGTTACTGGATTCTGATGCTGATCTGGTTGGTATTCGGAATCTTGGCTCATCTGGGAATGGTTGGAACGTATGGTGTCGCCGGCAACATGGTATTGCTGTTCATCCTGTTTGTACTGCTCGGCTGGCAAACGTTTGGTCCGCCGTTGCACCGATGACGCCAATGATTGATTCATTGACCATCGCCGAGCGCGCTTGGCTGATTGGCGTCACGGCGATGGCCATCAGCGCGCTGCTGCTTGGCTTTTGTCTGCTCAACACCGTCATGGAAATAGATAAACCGCCATCGCAGTCACGCGATAGGAGGCCGGATGCCCTTACCTGAAAAAGCCGGGCCGACTGCTGCCGATTGTCCGATGATGGGCGATTGCCCGATGCGGCAGAAAGCAGCCGGCGATGTTGCCGATTGTCCGCGCGGTGATTGCCCGATGAAGCCGATGGCCGGCTCGCTGGCCGGCTATGCCTATGCGACATTCGAGATCAAGTCGCTCGACAATGATCAGCGGGTAATCGAAGGCATCGCGTCGACGCCGACGCCGGATCGCATCGGCGACATCATGAATCCGCTCGGGGCCAAGTTTGCTCTGCCGATGCCGCTGTTGTGGCAGCACGACAGCAAGTCGCCGATCGGGCAGGTGATGTGGGCCGAGGCGCGCGAGTCCGGTATTCCGTTCCGCGCCAAGATTGCCAACGTCACCGAGCCTGGCCGCTTGAAAGACCGGCTCGACGAGGCCTGGCAATCGCTCAAGAGCGGTCTCGTTCGTTTTGCATCCATCGGCTTCACCGCTGCATCGGATAAAGTCAAGCTGCTCAAGGGAGGCGGTTTGCAATACGACGAATGGACATGGCTCGAATTGAGTGCCGTGACCATCCCGGCTAACGCCGAAGCCACTATCACCAATATCCGATCCATCGATCAGGTGCTGCGTGCCGCGTCCGGCGATTGCAAGCTGATCGAAACCGTGCCGGCTCCGTCGAGCCCGAAGGCAAAAAATGAAAAACCCGCCAGCGTCCTGGCATCCCGATCAATCAAGCTTGGAGCCACGACAATGGCCACTAAGACAAATTCAGAAAGACTCAAGGATCTCGAGGCAAAACGTGCCGCCGAAGCGGCTGCGCGCGATGCCATTCAGACCAAAGTTGCCGACGAGGATCGTACCAAGGACGAGGCTGAACAGACCGCGTTCGACGAGCATTCGGCAACCATCAAGGCGATCGACCGCGAATTAGCCGATTGCCGAACGATCGAGAAAGAAATGATCATGCGGGCGCAGCCGGTCATCGGCGACGGCAGCATGCAAATCAACAACCCCGGCAGCATCCAGGTCAAGGCGCCGGTGCTCGAGCCTGGCATCGCCTTGATCAAGGCGCTGGCCTGTGAAGCGCATGCCGTGAAATATCATCGCGACGTTTTCGCGGTGACGCGGCAGTTCTGCGGGCAATGGCCGCAAGTGGAAAACCATCTGCGGACCAAGGCCGCGGTGGCGACCGGCACGACGGTGGGGACGACTTGGGCCGCGCCATTGGTCTATCCGGCAAATCTGGTCGCTGACTTCTATGAGTTTCTGGTGCCGCAAACATTCTTGGGCCGCATTCCCGGTCTTACGCGGGTGCCGTTCAATTCGCGGGTGCCGCGCGAGAACTCGGTGATCACGGCGCAATGGGTCGGGGAGGGCCGGTCCAAGCCGGTCGCTGCCGGCAGCTTCGACTTCGTGTCGCTCAGCTTTGCCAAGACCGCCTGCATCATGGGCGTCACCGATGAGTTGGTGAAGTTCTCGTCGCCATCGATCGAAACCCTGGTGCGCAACAATTTGGCCAAAGGCATCGCCAAGTTTACCGATGTGCAGTTCATCGATCCGTCGGTGGCCGCGATCGTTGGCCAAAATCCGGCCTCGATAACGAACACTTGCGATCACGACGCGGCGTCTGGAACGGACATCACGGCAGTCATTCACGACCTGCGCGAGATTCTGTTTCACTTCCAGGAGTACAATATTCCGACCGACGGTCTGGTGTTGATCATGCAGCCGGTTTTAGCGACATCAATCGGCACGATGATGACGACGCTCGGTGTTCGCCAATTCCCCGATATCAATGGCAACGGCGGCTCGGTTCTCGGTGTGCAGGTCATAACTTCGAACAACTCGCCGTCAGGACAGATCACGGCGATCCATCCGCCGTCGGTCCTACTTGCCGACGATGGCGGTATCCAGATCGATCTGTCGAATGAGGCCTCGGTCGAGATGCAAGACAATCCGACCTCGACCGATTGGCATCTCGTCTCTGCATTCCAGCAAAACTTGCTGTTCGTGCGGGCCGAGCAATACATCACCTGGGCGCGCGGCCGTGATAAGGGCGTTTATTATATCAATGCCGCCAACTATGGCGGAGCCGTCACCGGATGATGATGCGAGCCTTGAAGGCGTTCCGCTACGCTAACCGCAAGCTTGCAACGGGCGACGTCTTTGAGCTCTTTAATGAGCATGGCGATGTCGATGTGCATCGCCATGTCTTGCTTTCGGCCCAACTGGCCGAAGATTTAGACGGCGTGGAGCCGAAAAAGAAACGGACCTATAAGCGTCGTGACATGGTGGCCGAAGAATGAAGCTATTCGGGTTCGAGGTCACAATGCGCAAGCAGATGCCGGCGATGGCGTCGAATTCGCTCTATGACCGCGGCTGGTTTCCGGTGGTCCGCGAGCCGTTCGCCGGCGCCTGGCAGCAGAATCGGCCGCTGGTCATCGGCAATCCCCTACAGAACGCCACGCTATATCGCTGCGTAACCATGCCAGCCGCCGATATCGCCAAGATGCGATTGAAGCTGATGACCGATATCGGCGACATATCCAAGGAAACCACCGCGGCGGCATTCTCGCCGATCCTCAACAAGCCGAACCGTTATCAGACCCGCATTCAGTTCTACGAGAGTTGGATCATTTCCAAGTTGCGCACCGGTAATGCCTACGTTCTGAAGGAACGCGATGCGCGCAATGTTGTCGCGGCGATGTATGTCCTCGACCCGTATCGCGTCCGCGTCCTGGTCGCGCCGGATGGTTCGGTGTTTTACGAATTGAATTCTGATGCGCTGGCCGGAATCCCGCAGGATAGGGTGACGGTCCCCGACACCGAGGTCATGCACGACCGCATCAATTGCCTGTTCCATCCGCTGTTCGGGATGTCGCCGCTTTATTCGACTGCGCAAGCCGCATCGGCAGGATTGTCGATGCAGGAATTCTCGGCGCGATTCTTCACCAATGCGGCGCGGCCATCCGGCGTATTGACTGCGCCGGGCGATATTCCGCAGGCGACTGCGGATCGGCTTAAGAATCATTGGAGCGAGGAATATTCGCAAGGCAATTCCGGCCGCGTCGCCGTGCTTGGCTCGGGCCTTAAATTCGAGGCGATGCAGCAGAACGCGGTCGATAGTCAATTGATCGAGCAATTAAAGCACAGCGACGAAAGCATCTGCGCCGCGTTCGGCATCCCGGCCTTCATGGTCGGCGTCAAGGACCCGCCGAACTACAACAACGCCGAATTGTTAGATCTGCAATATTATAAGCAATGCTTGCAAAGCCTGATCGAGCACATCGAGCTTATTCTCACCGAAGGCCTGGCACTCGATAGTGCCGGCTATCATGCCGAATTCGATTTGACCGGCTTGTTCCGCATGGACAGTCAGACCCAGATCACGACGTTGGCGCAGGCGGTCGATAAGGGCATCATGACTCATAACGAGGCGCGCGAGATTTTGGATCTGCCGCCGGAGCCAGGCGGCGACGTGCTGATGGCGCAACAGCAAATGTTCACGCTCGAGGCATTGGCCAATCGCGGCAATGCGCCGGCCTTGCCTGCAGCGCCGGCGCCCGGTGGCCCTCCCGCTGCGGCGCCGATGCTGGGCGATCAGCGGCCGTTCAATGCGCAGGCGATGCTCGAGGCTTTGCGCAAGGAGTTTGACCGTGCAGCTTGAGGAAAGCTTGGCGAAAGAGCTCGCCGGCATTGTTAACGAGCGCTTAGCCAAATGCTTCGACGAGGTTGCCGGACTTAAAAGCCGCATCGGCGTTCTGGAATTGCGCCAGCCGGAACGAGGCGAAAAAGGAGAAAAAGGCGAGTGCGGCTTGAATGGTGACAAAGGCGAGCGCGGCGACAAAGGCGAGCCCGGCATCATCGGCCGCGATGGCTTGCCCGGTCTGCCTGGCCGCGATGGCAAGGATGGCCGCGACGGAGTGGACGGCAAGGATGGCACAGCCGGCAAAGATGGCGAAAACCTTTGCCTCGATGATGTGACTTTCGACTTCATCGATGACGGCAGCACGCTTGTAGCGCGGTTCGCCCGCGGCAATGTTGTCAAAGAAGCGAAGACACGCATTCGCGGCAAGCATTGTGGGCCGTGGAAACAAGACAGCGAATATTTCCGCGATGACAGTGTGACCTCGGGCGGCTCAAGCTGGTTTGCCGTTGTCGACGTGCCGAAGTGCCGGCCAGGCGATGGCAAGGATTGGATTCTCTATGCGCGCAAGGGGCGCGACGGCAAGGATGGCGATCGCGGGCCGCCCGGCGTTCAGGGACCGGCTGGAAAAGAGGCGAGTTATTAGCGAAATTCTGGCCCCAAGATAAGCGGGCACATCAGAGGGGTTGTCGTAAGGGTACGTAATGATAGACGCGGTGCTATCCGGCAACCCCACCTAAAACTAAAGGCATGAGATGCATTCGATCGTTCAGGTGCTGCAGACCTCGAGCGTTTATGACTTGACCACGGTTGCGGCGACCAATGCATTTCTAGGATTGACTTCGTCCGTCGAGAACGATGCGTTCGTGGCGGCGCATATCACTTCGGCATCGCAGATCATCGCCAATCAATGTGATCGCGTCTTTGCCATGCAAGATGTGCTCGAGACCTTCATCATGCGCTCGGGCGAATATGGCGAGGTGCTTAATCTCGATCGGCCGCCGGTTATCGCGATATCGTCGATCGTTCAGAACGGCCAGACATTGACGCCGGATTTTTACGATGCCGATCTGGACAAGGGTTTCATTTGGCGGCGCTGCGACTTTCTGCCGTGGGTATCGACTCCTTACCCTTACGGTTATGGAAACAACCGCATCGCCGTGACTTACACTGGCGGCTATGACTTGCCTTCGGGCGCGCCGCCGGACCTTGCGCTCGCTTGCCTGCTGCTGATGAAAGAGCAGCGCTTCATGCAGGCGCGCGGTGATCCGAGCATCCGCAGCCTTTCGCATGGCGACCTGACGATCTTCTATCAGCAGACCGCAGCCGGCATCGGCGCCGGCCAGGGCGCATTGCCGCCCGCTGTCGATCGCCTGCTGGCCCCGTACAAGTTCCCGGCCGCGGCGTGACTGCCCAATATTGGGATATTCCGCCGGAATGGACCGGCGAGACGGCATTCGTCGTCGGCGGCGGGCCGTCAGTGGGCTCGATCGACTTGGAAGCGCTGCGTGGTCAACGGGTGATCGTGATCAACACGTCATATCAGGCGGCGCCGTTCGCCGACTTTATAATCTTCGCCGACGCCCGCTGGTATGAACATTATCGCTCGCAATTGGTCGACTGGAAGGGCCGCATTATATGCTGCTCGCAATCGTCGCGATCGCCGCAGCTCTTGCGCGTGGCGCGGCGCAACCGCCCGACCGATGACGCGCGTGATACCTTGTTCGTCCAATTCACCACTGCGACCGCGGCGATCGAATTGGCGGTCAAGCTCGGTGCGGCCAAAATCGTGCTGTTAGGTCTCGATGGCAAAAGCGGGCCGGACGGCAAGACCCATCATCATCGGTCGCAGCCGTGGCGGCCGCTGCCCGGCTGGGAGGCCAAGCACAGGACAGATATAATTCAGCTGGTCGAGCCGTTGAGAGCCCGCGGCATCGACATCTGTCATGGCACGCCCGGCTCAGCATATGAGTTCTGGCCGACCGTTGCCTTGACTGACGTGCTCGGTCGTGTCCGCGTCGCCGCCTAGGCTTCTGATCCGCGGCCAATGGGGCCTCGGCGATAACATTTACGCTCGCGCATTCGTCAAGGAGCTGGTCAAGACGAACGAGCTTTACCTCGAAACCCCGTGGCCGGAAATTTACGCTGATCTGAATGTGAAATTCGTGCTCGGCCGTAAGTCGCTGCGCACCCAGAACAAGAACATCGCCCGTCAGCCCGGGGGACGCTGGTGCAACGTCCCGACACTGTATCCATCGCAAATCAAGACCGTTAATTATGGCGGCCGTGCATTCCCGCACCAGAACATCCCCGGTGCGTTGCAGTTGGCCTTTGGCGTGCGGCCGGATTGGTCGAAGTGGGATTTGCCGGATTGGGGTCTGCGGTGTCCAGTCGTCTCCGACCGGCCGATCGCGCTCATTCGCCCGGCGACGGTGCGCCATGAATGGTTCAACAGCGCGCGCAATCCGAAGCCGGAATACATTGCTGCCATCGCCGAACAGTTTATGGCCACGCATCGGGTCGTCTCGGTGGCTGATTGTGATGCAAGTGAAACCTTGGTCGGTCCTGAGCCGCCTTGCCACGACAAGTACCATCGCGGCGAACTGGCGGTGCGGGAATTGCTGACGCTCGTACGTCATGCCGACATCGTTGTCGGCGGCGTCGGCTGGATCGTGCCTGCAGCCATTGCGCTCAAGGTCAAGGCCTTTGTGATCCTCGGCGGTCACGGCGCGCATAATGGTCCGAGCGTTGTCACCGATCCAGCCATGGATCTGACGCGGATTTCTTTCGCTAAACCGGAAAAATTCTGCCAATGCACGAACATGCGCCACAACTGCGAGAAGACGATTCCGGATCTCATGGAACAATTTTGCCGTTTCCTCGACAATCAACATTGCATGACATTATCGCCGAAGATCGCTTGCAGTGGTTTTCCGAACTCGGAATTGGCTATTTCCCAGTCAGCGGATCGCCCTACGATCAGGCCTATTTTGACCGGTTTGCCAGACAGGCGATTGAGCCAATAGGCCAAAGGTTAATGAGGGCGCGCGTCAGCTTTGTTGACAAACATTATTCCGGTTCGTTGCTCGACGTTGGCATTGGCTCCGGTGCCTTCATCGAGAAACGAAATGCTTTGCGGCCAAGTTCGACCTTTGGTTTCGATATCAATCCGGCAGGTGTGGCCTGGCTCGAACAACGGCGTCTTTGGAGCAACCCCTACGATGGCGACGTGCCGGCGATGTCGATGTGGGACGTGCTGGAGCATATCCATGATTTTCGGCTGTTGCTGGCCGGGGTGAGGCGATTGCTGTTTCTATCGTTGCCGATATTCCGCGACGCCGAGCATGTGTTGCGTTCCAAGCATTTCAGGAAGGACGAGCATTATTGGTATTTTACCCGGCATGGGTTGATCAGTATTTTGCACGATCTTGGCTTCGAGTTGATTGCCGAGAGCGATATGGAAATCCGCGCCGGCCGCGAAGACATCGGCACGTTTGCTTTCCGGAGAGTCTAGATCATGCTGCATATTGCTAACGTCACTGCGCCGGAAAGAACAAAGTACGAGGAAATCTGGAGCTATCCGGAATACAAAAACTATTCGCCCGGTCTGGAAAACGTCGAGCGCTTCATCGAAGTGCTCGAACCGATTGCGATGGCGACGCTCATCGATATCGGCTGCGGTTCCGGTTGCGCCGGTATGAAATTCGCCAACCTTGGTTTTCGGGTCTCGTGGCTCGATCTGACCGATGCCGCACTCGATCCGCAGATCGACAGGAATCGTTTTATTCAGGCGGCGTTATGGGACGATTGGGGCGTCAATAGAAGGATGGGCTGGGATTATGGCTTTTGCTGCGACGTCATGGAACATCTGCCGCCGGAATACACGATGCTTGCGCTCGACCGCATGTTCAAGGCATGCCGCACCGTGTGGCTGCAAATAGCGCTGCACGATGACGGTTATGGCAAATTCATTGGCAAGCCGCTGCATCTGACCGTGCAGAGTTTCGCCTGGTGGCGTGATCGCATTGCCACGCTGGGCGAATTGGTCGAGGCGCGCGATCTGTGCGGGACCGGTCTTTATGTGGTGAAGCGATGAACCGAGGCAGGCACGGCGCGGCGCAGACGCATGTCATTCCGTTCGATCCGAAGAAAGTCCGCGAGATCGAATTCTCGCCGGACTGCCGGGTCAATGTAACCGATGAGCAATTGCTGGCGCAGGTGGCGGAGAATATCAAGCGCGGCTTGCCGCAAGCCATGCCGTACGATCCCAATCCCGATGTCGCCATTCTGGTGGCCGGCGGCCCGTCGCTTAAGACTACCGAGAAGGAGCTCTTAGAAACGATCTGGCGAACCGGCGGCAAAGTATTCACGGTCAACGGCGCCTATCAATGGTGCATCGATCACAATATCCGCCCGGTCGCCGCGGTGGTCATGGACGCGCGGGAGTTCAATGCGCGGTTTATCGAAACGCCGGTACATGATTGCCACTATCTTCTTGCATCGCAATGTCATCCGAAGACATTCGAGATGTGCCGCGATCGCATCGTCACGATTTGGCACGCGCTCAGTGCCGGCGACGACGAGGTCAAGCTGCTGGATAAGTATTATTTCAAGCGGCACAACCCGGTGACTATCGGCGTCACGGTTTCGATGCGCGCCATATCGCTGATGCGGATGCTTGGTTTTCAGCGGCTTGAAATATTCGGCCTGGATTCATGCTGGCTCGATGGCGCGCATCACGCCTACGAGCAGGTTGAAAACAACAACGAAAAAACCATGAGCGTGTGGGTCAGGCCGAAGGGACGGGATGACTTAGCGAAACGGTTTGTCTGCTCCGTGTGGCATGCCAAACAGTGCGAGGATTTTCTTCAGCTTATCAAGGAACGCGGTGAATTATTTCAATTGAATGTTCATGGCCCGGGTATAATAGCCGAAATGGTAAGGATCGGTTCTGAATTAGAAGTTGAAGGTTTAGAAGATGCGACAATCGAGCAAAGGGAAAAATTGGATTCTCACGGCCAAGCGGCTTCGCAAACTTCTTCGCTATGATCCTAAAACAGGCGATTTTACTCGACTAGCCAAGTTCGGCACGAAGGGGCGAATTGGTTCAATAGTCGGCACAATCAATAATGGCAATCGAAAGATCGGGATAAATAGAAAGCGTTATTATACTAATCGACTCGCTTGGCTCTATATGACTGATAAATTGCCTATTGGCGAAATTATTTATAAGGACGAAAACAGACTTAACAATCGTTGGGATAATTTAGAATTATCAATTACGCATCGGGTTGGTCAAAAACAGCGACAGAAAATATCAAAAACATTAACGGGCACAAAACACGCTCCGGAATGGTTTGCGAAAATGAAGGGACGGCCATGTCAATATCCAAGACGTTGGTTTTATCATCGCGGTTTTGCGTTTAGATCGAATTGGGAAAAACTTGCTGCGATTAAATTCGATGAATTAGGCATTAGATGGGAATATGAATCATATAGGTTCGATTTAGGGTCACACACTTATGCACCGGATTTCTATCTACCTGATCAAGAATGTTTTTGGGAAATTAAAGGATATTTTGGTCCCAAAAGCAGGAAGACAATAAATTTATTCAGGGAGCGTTTCCCTGACATAGATCTTGTGGTTGCCAATGAACAAGTTCTTAAAACTTTGGGAATTACAAGAAACGAACTAATCAATCCAACTGACAATAGGAGATTGTCAAATGGCCGTGGGTGCATGGACCTCATAAGGGGCCCCTAGACCGGCGACGGTTTAGCACAAATCGGGTGAAACGGGGAACCTCTCTTTCGAGACAATCCCGTAGGAAGCCGCAGCGGGCAGCTTGGTGCTGCGGAACCTCTAACGACTAGCAGGTGAGTCCCAACAATAATCCTGTCACGAGCGCCCGACATCTGAAAGAAGTTCAGATGAAGATATAGTCTGGACTGTGCGGCGACGCACAGAAGCCAATCATAAACAGATTGGCGAAGAACACATCGTCTACAACAAATTCAAACGTAACCTTGGGCAAGCGTTCCCGATTAACCTTGGCAGCGGCAATTTCCGAATTGCGCTGTATACGTCGGCATCGAATGCCGCGACCGCAACACTCTCGATCATTTCGAGCGTGACCAGCGAGGTGACAGAGGCGAATGGATATTCGTCCTCCGGTAAGGCGCTCGCATCGAAGACCTGGACGGCTGGCGCATCGGGCGGACAACTGCGCTTCAATGCGGCGGCGACGGTATGGACTGGCACCGGCGGTACGATCAGCAATATCAAGTTTGCGGTGATCTGGGCCTCGGGCGCATCGGCCATCGCGCGCAAGCTGATCTGCTACAGCCAGCTGTCAACGTCGCAGTTCAACTTGACGATCAACAATACGCTGACGATTACGCCGTCGGCGACCGGGATCTTCAACTTGGCAGGCTGATCATGGCAGAGGAAGTAATCCTGCGCGATGACGGAAAGCTCGTGAGGTTAAGTTCGGATCCGCCCACCGTAGATATTAAATCGCGGCGGCCGGACCCGAAGGATAGCGGTCCCATTGTTCTCAATCCGCCGCCGGCTGGATTTGGTGTTGGATAATGCTGCGGCAGCGGCATTTTCGCTTTCGCACTGACACCGGCGCGGTCGACGCGACGCCGACGTGGGGCGCGGCCGAGGATACCAACTATGTGCCGGGCTCGGCGGCGTTTCGGCTGCGGTTCAGCATCGAGAACCCGGATGCCGAGGCCACCGGCTCGCTGCCGTTTCAGATCTACGTGTCGAAGAACGGCGGCGCCTACGCGGCGGTCACGACATCGAGCACGAACGGCATCAAGTCGATCGATGCCGGATCGGATGCGGATAACACGACGATCGTTATTCCGCGGCTAACGACGCCAGTCTGGACGCCATTGGCCGGCGCCGCCATTGACTTGGATTTCCAGCGGCGGCGTTATTACAGCTCATCGTCATTGGCTGATATTGCGCCGACCAGCGTGCTGTCGATCTCGCGGGCGTCGATTGGTTACGCCAAGACTGCGGCTGGCACATTAACTTCGTTCGGCACCGGGACGTTGCGCATCACCGATCTTGGCCTCCTGATCGAAGACGCGCGGACGAATATATTGAACCAATCGGTGGCGCCAGATAATTTAGGCTCGTGGACTAATTATCAATGCACGTTGACGTCCGGTTTCGCCGCTCCAGACGGCACTACCACCGGTTATTCTATGGTGGAGAACGGCGTTAATGACCAACATCAATTACTAAATATACCTAGTATCACCAGCGGGACTTCGCGTCCGTTCACGGTTTCTTGCTATCTTAAGCAGAAAAGCAATAATCGGTTAATCCGCGTCTCACATACGGATCAGGCTGGCAACGGTTATACTTTCGATATCGATCTGAGTTGGAATGTCACGGTAACCGCTGTTGGTTCTGGTGCCTCTAACCCTTCTTATACTCTCACCGCGCTGGGTAATGGCTGGTATTATTTTACAGCCGCTGTGACCTGTCTGACTACTTCCACCAATCAGCGTATTCAGCTTTTCCTGATGAATGCGGCCAATACGATTTCATATGCTGGCGATAGCGCATCCGGCATCTATGTTTGGGGATTCCAGATCGAAGAAGCCGCTTTTGCATCCTCCTACATTCCCACCACGACGACGAGCGCGACGCGGGCGCTGGACGGTATCACCCTTGCCGGTAATGCTCTTACGATAGCGAACGGAAGCGATTTTTCGATGATCGCGCAAATGAATACCTTGGCCGCGACTTATAGACCGTTCCTGGGTGGCGGCGGCAGCGCGCTTTCTACTGTGGCTACAAATGGCACATTGCAGGACGTCCAAGGCATCAGTCAGCTTACTTCAGTTAATTTATCGTTAGCTCCATCAACGGACAAAGCAGGTCGCTCTTTGTCGTCATCAGTAAATAGAAGCATTGTGCTCAACGGCGGAAGTGTTGTGACAGCGGCTGATGGCAACACGCAATCTGGCGCCATTAATTTTGGCAGTCATGCTAACGCAACTAATACAATGAACGGCTATATGACTCGGTTCACGTTTTGGAACAGCAAGCTTGCCGATGCCACACTACAAGCATTGACCGCGCCATGATTGATCACTTTTGCCGCTGGAATACTGAGGCCGCCGCCAAACAAGATGCAATGCGCCTGAAAAAATATTTCGGCATCGATAACGGTTCTATTGTCGACTATTGGTATCTGCATCAGTTTCTGCCGAACGTTTCGGCGTGGCGAGTATCGCAGGATTTTCATGATACCGCCGGCAATCTCGAACACGTCTATCTGACGGGTTGGTTTGGCATCCTGGCGCTTGATCAGGCCGAGCCGATCATCCTGACCGACAGTTGCTGCGCGTTTGCGCTCGACCGCAATGGGCCGCCGTACATCGTCAAGAACAATATCGGCACGGTCATTCAAGATGTCGGTGTGTCGCCGATCTTCGCCGGATCGCATTACCCGTTGGGCGGATGGGCATAAGCTAAAACGAGGGATATCCTAATGTCTCGCCAATACTTCG